TCAAAACAATTTACACAATACAATTTATCATCTACTTCTGTAAAAGTCGTTCCTTCAGCAAAATCTGAAAGAGTTTCTTCTTTTGAGCAAATAGAACAATAATCATTCATAATATATTATTGATTATTGTTTTATATTTAAGTATTTTTTCCCATTTTTAATCTTCAAGGTTTATAAGAGCCCTTACCTGATTGCGCTGGTCTAGCGTCTGAGGACTAGGTACCTGACCAGCCTTGAAATGATGAGCCCAGGGGTCCATTAGCATCTGTTTTGTCCATTTACTTGTGCCACACATGTGTCCGTCTCGTTGATCGTGTGCGAATTGGATGTACTCAAAGATCTCTGATGAAGTTAACTCCGGAAACAACTTGTGAAGTATGATTGCTGCGTAGCCACCCGTTCTACCGTGTCCTCCAGCACAATGTAAGTAAATGTGTTCGCCTTTCCTGAGCCTTATAACGACTTCGTCAGCAACCTCTAAAAGGTCAGCGTCGTCGCCAACGTTCATATCCTTGATCCTCTTCCAAATGAAACGGTCGGCAGGAATTTTTGTAGCATATGGCTCAAAGTAATCCCCGTACTTGTCTTTTGTACCATACTCGGCATTCAAGCATACAAACGTGTTTAATCCAGCTGCTTGAAGTTTTACAAAGTAACCTTTATTGCTGTCGGGATAGGATCCGACGCAAAGAGATCCGAAGGAAGATCCAGGGACTTTCGGAATAAGCCAATTGCTCTCGTGCGTCGGGCCATTAAGAGGATGCGAATTGTGTACAAATCGTTTTGTGAATTTTTCCTCGGTAATCCAACCTCTGGACTCTTGTAAGTGGGCTAGGGGTACAACTGCGACTGTTGATTCTGATTTTGTTTCTTCTACTGCCGTTACACTTGTTGCTGCTTTTACTTCTGCTTTTGCCGTTACACTTGATGCTGCGCTTAATGCGCTAATAAATCCGAAAACCGTCTTATTGTTCAAGTTCAGTTCCAACTCCAAGTTAATCAAACTAGTGTTAATGAACTCCATTCTTATATAAAAGCTCTGAAAAAGTTTTAAAAGTAATTGAAAGATATATTGTTTGTCAAATAGTATTTGGAATACAATATGGTTTTAATTTATACAATGAGACAGTTGGCTTTAAAGTATTTCAATTTTTTTTGGAATAATATTATTTTTCTTTCACTAAAAAATAAAAATAAAAATAAAAATAAAAATAAAAATAACATTATTATGTATAATGAAAAGTGAACTTAAAGAGTTTATTGATAGCCAAGAACAAGATTTGCGCCCTACGTTATATCAATATTATGACGTTTATTTGAAATTTAGAGCAAATGGAAATGAAAATAAAGCATCAGATGATGTGCTTGCGTTTTGCCAAAGGAACCAAGGCGAACTTGATCATAAGGTAGACCACGAAATTGATATAATGGAAAATAATGATTTGATTTTTGCTCGTGGTCTAAAGAGAAAGCGTTCTAAGCATGCGAAAAAATCTAGGAAATCTAAGAAATCTAGGAAATCTAGGAAATCTAAAAGGTCTAGACGCAACTAGTAGTTAATAAATTATTTTTTATTCATTTCATTTTGTACTCAGAATAAACGTGAAGCAGCAGCACGACAATTGGCAGCCGTTATAGAAGCACTCAGAGCAATGCTCTTTCATACATTTACTTGAAGCGCAATAATTTAATAATTTGATTTCTAGACATTCGCTACACACGTCACAGCAATAGAATTGTTTGCGCTGGTTAAGCAAATCAGTTGTTATATCGCCTTTAGTCGGGATCTGAAATGAACTGTGAAAGAACCACCACTTGAAACAAGCATCGGAACAACATTCGTCGTTTTCTTGATTTTCTTCTTTTATTTTATTTACGGAATGTTCCGAAGAACTTTCGCCTTTATTAGTGTCTTCAAAACCCAAGAATGTATTCTGTATAATTGCTTTATTTATTACATCCAAACTATCTCTTGACTCTTTTGATTCTCTATGTTCGGGCATCATTTTTTTAACAAAGTTTTTATAACGAAAGATTTTTAAGAATTATTTATAACAAAATAATATTAATATTTTTGAATTTCAATTTTTTCCTTTCTAATGCCACTTACACATTGTTAATGTGGCGCAGAAACTTGACAATGCGTCCCACGTCGGCGATTTAAACTGGTTTATCTTTTGAATAAAATGTTGCTCATAATATGCCTTGAATCCAATGTCTTCATACTTTTCAAACATCTGCGCCATTGCTTCTTTATTTTGGATTATTTTTTCCACCACGTCTACTAAGACTTGCCATTTTAGGCCTCGGCACTCTTCTGAATTGAGCTGCTTGTCAAATTCTTTTACTAAATCGTCGCCTCTTAGCTGCGGCTTGATATATTCTTCTATTAGGTGCGTTTGAATGTCATCATTAAGCCTTCCAAAGATTTGAGAGGCTTCTTCTAAATCTGCTGACGCTTGTACTACTCCTACTAAAGTTTGCTTTTGTGCTCCTTGTGCTTGTGACATTTTCTATTCTATCTTATAAATAAATATAACATAGTATTTTTAGGTTCAATTATTTTTCCTTACTTCGTTATAACCTTTTCCACCTTTCAAAAGGTGGAGCCAAACTAAGCAAATTAGAAACACAAACAAATCAAATTAGAAACACAAATTAAGCAAATTAGAAAGACAAACTAAGCAAATTAGAAAGACAAACTAAGCAAATTAGGGGTTTGGCTCTTTGCTTTGCTAAACGCGTTTCAAAGGTAGAACTGACATTAAATGGAGTCCGCACCTCTTAAAGAACTTATCCAATTCTACAGGATCCGCGCCCGTGATGGAGTCGTCTGGTATAAAAGACGTATTGCCTCTTTTGTAGCACATTATGACCGGCACTCCATTGACCATCTTCTTGCTTTTTAAATATGCGTACAAATCAAATGATTCGTCCACATCAACGTCGCAGCATATTACGTTGTCAGGGCTAGATGCGTAGAATGCGTCTACAACTGGCTTAATCCTCTTACAAGGCCCGCACCAAGTGGCGCCTAGCTTCAAAATAACGAGTCCGGGATTTTTCTCTAATAACTTGATGAAGTCCTGACGACTACTGAATGAGGAGACGATTAGTTTCTCTCTTTGTTCTACAAGTTGTTGTCTTTGTATTTGTATTTGTGGAGGATTCATTGTTAGTATATTATAACTAAAAGAGTATTATTTTTTAGTTATAACTTATTGTTTCAAAATAGTATATTTAATACATATTTTCATCGTATTTCATATTTTTATTGTATTTCATCATTTGTTGTTGCATCAACAACTTTTGCATTTGATTTTGTTGTTTCATTTGATTTTGTTGTTGCATTTGTTTCTGCATCTGGTTCTGTTGCATTTGTAAAGGTGTTATAGAAGACTTACGTCTTATAGGAGCTGGCGTAGCAGACTTACGTCTTATAACTTTCCTTGTGTGTCTTCGTTTTTGAACTTTCTTTGTTCTTCTTCTAACAACTCTACTTCTTAAATGTCTTTTTACCTTTGTTTTCTTGGACGGCATTCGTCGCTTTGACTTGCGTCGTCTGCCACCACCTAAATCCATATCTTCCCCAGATAGCACAGATTGCATAAAGTTAGTTATCCAAGTTGACATTCTTGAAAATATACCTTGTTGATTCTGATTTGCGGCTGGCAGTTGAACAATATTATTATTAGAGTCAACCGCAAGAAGTACCCCAGTTCCTGACTGTTGTCCTGCTTGGTTTTGAACCGGATTTCCAACAGTCAATCGTGATATGCTAGACGCAACGGATTCCTCATCTTGGAGATTGACTGCCGCTACCATTCTTACACCTACTACACCGTTATCTGTATTAATATTTACTACAACTTCCCTACCTGCATTTTCAGGCTTTTCAGCATCTGTTAAAGCATCTCTAAGTTGTTGTTGTGTGGTTGCATTTATTCCTAGTGCTCGTGCTTCTTGTGCTTCTTGTCCTAGTGCTGCTGGTCCTTTTTTTCTTGTAAATGATGTTTTATTCAAACGTTCAACATCATCACTAAAACCTTGGCTAAAACCTTGGCTAAAACCTTGGCTATTGGTTATATCGCTCATATTTCCGTCATCAGCGTCACTAAGCCCCCTCTTACGTAAGTTGGCCGCACCAGGAACCGCACCAGGTTCTTCTTGTGGCAATTCTTGATATACGTTAATAACACGTTCTTGCACATCACTAATTACTTCGTCAAGATTAGGATTATTAAGTAAAGCTGCCATCTCATCTGATGCCGCTGTTACCGCCGACTCTTCTTCTTCTTCTTCTTCGCCTTCACTCGACGAACTCGACGAACTCGACGAACTCGACGAACCAAGGGTATTATTCGCCAAATTTAAAAGATTTGCTGCTGTTAAACAACCCATAACAATTGTCGTAGAAGATGGATTACCATCTGAAGCTTGAGACAATAGTTCTTCAACTTCATTAATAGTTGTTGCTGCTGTTTGAATACTTATATTACTTCCAGCAGAAGTCATTGAACCAAGACCCAAACTTATATTACTACGTGGTCTACCAGAGGAACTAGAGGAACTAGAAGAACTAGAGGGCCTAGAAGAACTACTTGATGCGATTGAAGATCCAGAAGAATTACTCGATGCGATTGAAGATCTAGAAGAATTACTCGATGCGATTGATACATCGTCGCCAAATAATCTTAGAAATGCGGCAGTGTTATTAATATCGCTTATAACGGCTCTTAAAACACCTACTGCATTGGTAGAAAGATCCCATGTACCATTTGCTCCACTTACTACCAATGCAGTAAGATTATCTCTCGTACAATGTTCACGAATAGACGTAACAATCCCTTGTCCCCTTGTTACTATATTTTGTCCACTTGTTACTATATTTTGTCCAACGTTTGGCCTCGAAACCAATACATAATATCCAACTGCTCCAGCAGCAGCTAATCCGGTTACTGCTAATGAGGTCATTGGATAAGCCAGAATAATATATGATGCTGTTCTACCAATCCAATTAGCAGCTACCGTTATAGTAGTCCATGTTCCTTGTATTACAAGAACTGGAATTCTTAACACATAACTAGTAATTGTATTTGCCATTCCTGCTACCGGGGCATCTGCTATGGAGCAATGAATCCATTGATTAATTCCATAGGCAGGAGTTGTTCCAGGTATATATGTTACCAGCGCAGTTGACCCTCTTCCAAATGGGCTATGAATACCATAATCTATTATTCTTGCTAAAACTTCCGTTGTTGGACGAACTTCAGCGGGAAGTGCTAACATACCCGACACCATGCGCCAAGTTAGAGCCCAAATTGCAGTCATAGTTAAAGCTGGTGCGGCAACCTGTGCTTCTAGTAAAAGTTGGTTAATTCTAACAATAACACGATTACGTCTCTTTTCTCTGTCATCCAAATATGCGTTATATGCATTGTCAGATGCTGCCGCATCTACTGCTGCTAATGCTGCGAATTGAGTCTGGGCTAAAACATCTTGATACTGGTCTGTGCTTAAACCTCTCTCAGTCGCAATTCTTTGTAGATCACCATCTAACCAATCATTCATTCTGCTAGTTATATTTCGAAATTGGACCGCAGTCATTTGCCTTTGGGCAGCATCAGCTATCATCAAATCTTGTATATTTTCATCAGTTACAATAAGTGAAGCCCTTTCGACAGCTGTTAATCCAGAATTGGGATTGGTAAGTTGTGCTAAAAGACTTGTCATTTCACCCAAATATTCATTTCTATTAACTAATCCAAGACCTCCTTGCGCAACTCTAAGTGACAATGTGTATAACCTATTGATTTTTCCTCTATTAGTGTTTACAGCCTGAGTAACGTCTGGAAGTTCAACTGGCCCTGGATCACCATAGACTTCTACTAAAACGGCTCGTGCATCAGGGCTTAGATCGTTTATGTTAACTGGATTACTATTGCTACTATTACTATTTCCTTGTTGGTTCATTTCGTATATATACTATTTTTAGATAATAAATTAAAAACATATAAAAGCATATAGCATAAATAAAATAATACGAATGTTCCAAAACATATTTTTATATATATTATTTTTGCCGTTATTAATGACGTTATCTAAGCAAATAAATTCACAATTGTCTTTAAACAATAACCACCATATTGTCGCAATAGTCAACGACTATACGTTGGTGAATAAAGTTTCAGATCCTTTACTAAATGATAATCAATATCTAAACCTAAATCTAAATAGATTCAGTCTGCAAGAGTTCAAAGAAAGAGAAATAAGAGAAATAAGAGATAGAAAAAGACAATCCAATAAAAATATGCTAAATAAATGGTTTTCATATTTTAAGGAAAATTTTGAATTTGATTTTGAATTTGATTTTGAATTTGAATTTGAAGATTCGTTGGACCCATTTGAGCAACGAGTCCAAAACAATGTAGACTCGCTTAATCGTCTGATTATTAATGTGAGTGACGGGCTTCTAAATATGTGTGACAAAATGATTGCTAAAACAACCAGTTCTTTGCCACTATCTTACTCTTCTTATTCAAAATTTGAGACGGAAATGCGATCAAATGACAATGACGTTGTTGACGATAGTAGCAGTGGGTTCTTCAGCTTCTTTTCTTCTTCTAAACAAGTTGCTTTAATAAAAGAAGAGCTGACAAAATCAGAGTTGGAAGCCCAAGTAGTCCAGCAAATGTACGACTACCAGGTTTATCGGCTGGCCCTCAATAATCGGCAATCTTTCCTAAATGGCCTGTGTTTCAACACCTTCGGACTACCCTATACATTATATTATAATTCCGCAAATAACACGCTCCAAATCGCCGACTATAATTCCGAGCATATCCGCTATTACACGATTGTAGTTCAGAACATTATTGATAACAGCTTTATACGGAATTTGAACCGGGGCTTCAAGGGTCAACAACAAGGCAACGATAAAGGGAAAAACAAGAATGAACTCAATTTTGATGTGGAGTTTGACATTGATAAGGACAAGAAGGAGATCCTTGTAGAAAAGGCCAAGTATATTTTGCCCATTTTACAGAGAATAGAACAGAGGCTGCCAAACTATTTGTCAGATATTGCTAAAAGATCTTTGAATATAGATGAATACTTCCAGAATTTGCGACAATTTTGGCTCAATATTTTGGACGAGACTGTTATTGCTGCGCACGATAGTCCTTTAAAATATAAATTAGATCTAGAAGCTTTAAGATTGAAAGAAGCAGCGGTTTTAAAGAAACGTTTGGAGACAGAGAAAGCCGAAAAAGAGAAAATGTTTAAAGCGGAACAAGAAGCCCAGCGCATTAGAGACGAATACAGGAAGAAGTCGCTCATTGAAGAGGCGCGCGACTTTGTAAGACAAGGCGAACTGTTATTCAAGGAGAAACAGCAGAACTTTAGCAACCAAGAGTGGCAGCAATTCAATGCGTGGTTTTCAAATCAACTAACAAAAGGTGTCAATATTTATGATTCGGTTTTAGGCGGAGTTGGTCAAATGCTTCATTCTACATTAAGTATACCTGCGAACGTGATACTTGGGTTTGCTTCAACACAGGTGTCCGAGATTGGCAAACTCTTCATATTGGTTGCCGGGGTCGTCATTGTCGGACTGATGACACTGTTCTTTGTGAAATTGTTTATTCGCCGATTTATTCGATTGTTTTGGAATACGAATACGGAGAAAATGTAAAATAATAATGATTGTATTTTAATAATACTTTAATATGAAGCGTATAATTAATTCAAAAAATGGTGAAAAAGGTGAAAATGAAATAAATGTAGAAGAAGAAAAAGGTGATAAGGATTTAGTATATCTCCCAGAGTGTAGCCGGATCCTTTGGACCACTTCTTGGCTATTTTTAGGCACTTCAGTATACACTGTATATAACCAACATTACGACTTGGTTATTATTCCAGGTGGTCTGTTCTTGACGTCTATTAATTACTGGAAGGACCCTCATTTCAATTCTTGGCAGCGAACAGTTGACGTGTATTACATTTATATTTCATTTTCTTACCAGGTCATACGCTGTTATAATGCTCAATATATTATACATTTCTTGTTAGGTATAGCCTTTTGTTTCTTCTTGTACAAAATTGGGGGCCTAACATATAATCGTAATATGATTTTATTATCGGCCCTTTTACATAGTTGCTTACATATAGCAGCAAACTTGTCAATTGCGGGTCTCAATTCAGGATATATAGAGCCGTTTTGCGACAATAAACTGGGCCAACTTATGTGTTAATAAATAGTTAAATTATAAGTTTTTTAACTTAACTATTAGATGATTGTTTTTTTCTCAATAACAACTGCTTTTGTGACGTTCTTAACAATTTGCGAAAGGTTGTTTTGTTGTTCTTCACTTGTGCCACCAGACATGGAGTTCATTACAATATTCATATATTGATCGTTCTTCTTAGAATCGGAATAAATACAATCGGGATACTCAGCTTTCCAAGTTTGGATCTGTTTAATATTTTTGTTGGCGACTTGTTTGATCATATTTTTAAGCACTGGTTTATCATCGGACTCCTTAGTCCATTCATTGTTGTCTTTAATATAAAGCACTTCGCGTTTTAGATCGCTGCAATGGATTGGTCTGGAATACATATCTAGTTCCTTCAAATTCTTAATAAGAACCCTAGAAACGCCCTCTACATAGCCAAAGTCACCGAAATTCTCCAAATCGGTTAATTGCATTTTGATATTGTCTACGAAATCGTTAATATTAATTGCGTCTTTGCACTTCTCATTCAGAAACATATTTAAGTTGAATGTGTTGTTGTTATTATTACAATTAGTGTTGTTGGTATTTATTGATGTGTTTGTTTTCATAAATTCAATCATTTGTTTTTGAAGCTCTTGATTTTGTTTTATAATATCCAATAAAATATTGGGGTCAATTTGTGGGGTTATAGGTTGTTGATATTTTTCTTGATCATTATCGCTTTCACATTCAGTCATATTAGCTTCACATACTTTACTATGATACCATAATCCACTTTTGGATTTATATTTTTTTTGACAATATTCACATTTGTAATCATTTTTTTGTATCTTTTTGTCTCCTTGTTGGTTCAAAAACACTTTCTGTGAGTGTTTAGGTGTTGTTAAATGTGTATTATAATTTGATAATTTAGAGCATTTAAAGTCACAATATTCGCAGAAATAAGTTTGGCATTTTTTTGGCATTTTGGAAGCATTTTTTTTAAGACTATTATTCTCAATATTTTTAGACATCTATATACAATAACAAAATATTATATTTTATTATTTGTTTCGCATTGAAATAAGTTTTTTGAACCTTTTTGGTTTCCTAAAGAACCAAAAAAATGCCGTTTTTGTTGAAAAATTAGCGTCACAAAATTTTAAATCTTAAAAATATAACTCAGACCATTATGGTACAAAAGTGAAAAAAAGGGTCATTTTCAAAACTTTTTTTGGGTTTTCATTTTTGGACATTTTTAAAAATGTCCAAATTCCATTTCCCTTTTTACTTTTCAGAAAAAAATTGTTACTGAGAAATAGAGATGAAATATATTAAATATTTTGTTACGCATTTTGGTCACAAAATATTACATTGTAAAAATGCGATATTTTTACTAGTTTTACTAAAAAATCGTTGTTAAACCGTTGTTGTTTATTTATGACGTTAATTATATTATCATATTTATATTTTGTAATGTATTATAATAACAAATTTTACAACAAAATATTATGCTAGTTTTTACTAAAAATTTGTTGTCAAACAGTTGTCACCTTTCTCCCTTTTCTGTCACCTTTTGGGGATTTTTCTGTCACCTTTCTCCCTTTTCTGTCACCTTTCTCCCTTTTCTGTCACATTTCTCCCTTTTCTGTCACCTTTCTCCCTTAATTGTAAAAAACCGATTATTTCTCTAGCAAAAGATGCTTGTTATCGGCAATAAACTGTTCCAATTCATTAATATCAATTTCATTCATCTCCACGTGGGATTCCCAGAAATACCTACAATAAGCCCAGACGAAGTCACAGTTGCCTTTATACCAGTGATCCTTATGTCTCAACAATTCACTAACGAGTCTTGGTGGCAACAAAGTTAGCTGAGAACGCGGCAACACGTAGCACAATTGAACAATTTCAGTAACCGGATTTGCTGGCTTTTCAACGACAAACTCAGTATTAAAAACAGGAATATACTTGATCAAGTCTTGAAGCAAAGGAGGATAATTATACTTATATCTCCAACGCCAATCAGCGCACCCATTTGTGTAATATTTCATAGTCCATTCTAGACCTTGTAAATAGTTGATAGCAATATCCTTCTTCTGAGCATCATTGGTGTCTGATTTGATGCCAAATAGGCCACGATAGTAGCGCGACTGCCAGAAAGGTTTCACAGGGTTAATGTACTTCTCCATATCCCTGTCAAATACTGGTGTTGTTTCAAAGCGCTTGAATTTCTCTTCAGGTGTCGTCTCTGGCATCAAGTAGCGCTCCTTGGAATTGCGTGATTTATGCTCTACAATAATGTATTGCTCCTCCAGATTGACCAGGAATTGGATCATCTTCCTGACATTGTTCCAATAAATGACCTTGCCATTAGTTAGGTTCTCTCCAGGTCCAATCGTGGCCTTATAGGCATTCATCATCTTATCAACTCCGCCAGTACGAATGTTTACAGCAGGAAAATGAGGCATAAAATCGTTGCCCAAGAAGAAGCCCAAGAAGATGTAATCATAGACTTTGTTTCTCTGGCTTTCACTCAGCTTCTGTTCTTCCGTCATTTTAACATCATTATTCATAAACAATACAATTGCTTCAGTTAGTTGCGGAATATCCAAGAAATAATCAGCGTCTGGCTCCAATTCGCTGTCAATAGAGCCGATGAATTGCGGCGTCTCTCTGAACAAATACGTCTTAGGGCTTACAGGCAGATGATTAATTGAGAGCATAATAAGGTCAGCGTCTAGTCCATAGATGACAGATACTTCGTCGGAATGCTTTAAAGGATTTTGCCGGATATAGTCAAACAATTTGTGCTCGCCTTCACCGACGCAATTGCTACCCGAAACAACTACATTTGCTCCCTTCACCGATGTAGGACTAAAGTGCGCCGAGACCCCGGCATTCAACTCGGCCATAAATTTGGTACCGGGTGTGATCGCAGTGGTGTTCCAAACGTCAGGCTTGTCCTTATTGAATATCTCTTTACTGATCTCATTCTGATACCAGGTCTTGTAACGGCGGATGCGCTGCTGCTCCAATTTGGCGACAGGAGCGACGCCGTCAAACGCAACAATGACCTGCTTCTTAGGCTCAATGGTCGCAATATAATACTCAATTTTGACAATAACACCCTTGATAATGCTCGCAGTAATAGACTCCGTCAAGTCGTCAGTTTTCATCTTAGCATAGACATCATATATGATGGAATTACAATCCAAATACAAATTGTCAACATTTAGAGACGATTTGTGGTAACGTTTAATAATATTCGGATAATTTTTAACAATGTAGCTGAAGAATGAGGGGATTCCCATTTTATAATCTATACATTATTATGATAATATGTGTCTAATATGATTCTGAATATATTATAACACCTCATGAATAATATAAACCCAGGAAAATTATAACATAGGATAATCTTTAGTGAAAATAGCGTATTTTTAATAATATATAATAATTATATAATTCAAAATGTCAGATAAATCAGCATTACTAAAAAAAGATAATAAAAAGCCTAGTCAGGACATTGTAGTGCTAATAGAACGCAAAATGGCATTTTTCCAAGACACTATTCAAAGAACAATATTACATGTACAACGAAACAAATTGCTAGACATAATTAGTCTCAGTGATCAAAATAATTGTATTAATATGCTCTTTGAACTAAGCAAATCAATAAAAGAAATCAATGATCAGACAATTAACAATGATACCGATATTGTTATAAACCTGTTACAGCATATCAATAACGAATTGTCGTCCATTTTCAAGTTATATGGTACGGAATTATTTGAGGACTTCTTATGGGTCTGTTTTGGCAATAATTCAGTCAATACTTATGCTGTTTCCGAGACAGAAAAGCATAAATTTGAGCTTCTAAAGAAGTATTTTCATCCAACAAGCTACCGAATACTAAATTCAAAAAAAGCGGACGATAATACAAGCAAATCGGATGATTTACAACTAACAGAAAAATCCAAGAATTTAGATTGTGTTGATTTAAGCATTAAGGTTAAAACGTTTTATTTGAAGGTCTATGGATTACAAGTGATTATTCACAATCCGCAGCATAAGAAGAGTCTAATTATTTCGGGGTTTTTAGATGACGTTTTAATTGATCTTTTGAATAACAAATTTGTAAGCCAGAAAATGAAGGCGATAAAGGATACCATTCCAAACACGGCGGAATTTAAAAATGACACATTTACGTGCTTTTTAAAATCGTTAGGAATAAAGGACTATTTGATTTACGAGACCAGTGATATATATCTTAAATATGCTGGATATTTGAGTAACTTGAATACGATTAAACAGAAGACAATTGCGCAGACTGTGAAGGAATTCATTTCAAGTGACTTGTTCGCAAAGCGATTGACTCTGATCCAATTGTTAGTTAAATCGGATAAATATGATAACCAATATTTGGCCTACTTGCTTTATGATTTGATGTCCAATGATAGCAATGGAATTGTTGATTCAGCAGAGCAAATGACCATTTTTGATAGTTTTCCCTGGTCTATTAAGCAGTGCTTCAAGGATGCGATGAAGAAGACCATACAGTACACAAATGATTTGGCAAACTTTGACATACAGAAGATCCCATTGGAGCAGCAAATTTGCCTTTTAAAGGCGCCTGATCTAGTGAAAGAGAAGGCAATGCAGAAGCTGAAAGAGGTCAAGGCTAAATCCGAGGATTCTGGGTCCAAAGCGCGGCAATTCTTGGACGGCCTTTTAAAAATACCATTTAGCATCTATAAGAAGGAGCCAATTTTGAATATTATGGACACTATTCGTGACAAGTTTCTTAATATAATCAGAGTGCCGGAAAATAATATATGTAATTTTGAACTTAAAGACCGGTACACCAGTATTGAAATACTTAAATGCTTGAAACAACTTAAAGAGAAACAAGTTGTTGGTCCCGATATAGGAGCCATTTTAAATGACTGTGATAAAAGTGCGTTAGTTACGTATATTTTAAAGATCAATGAACTGATTGTGAAACATAAAATTGCTTGTCCAAAAATCAAACAATCTAACAAAAAGAAGAATGAATTGATTGATTCTATTATGGTTTTTGTGGGAAAAATGAAGTCTTTAAATAGCAATAGCAATAGCAATAGCAATAGCAATAGCAATATTTTGGATGAAGTATTTGTTAGTTCAAAGGTTGAAAAGGATGTTAAAAATGTTTCGCCAACTTGTTCACTTGTTCTTTCTATTAGTGAAATAGAGGCTAAGTACAATGAGATTAACACTTATATGACCGATGTGAAAGCTACATTGGATAATGCTGTTCACGGACACGACAAGGCCAAGAAACAAGTAGAGCGCATTATCGGCCAGTGGATCAACGGGCAACAGGATGGCTACTGTTTTGGCTTTGAAGGGCCTCCGGGTACAGGAAAAACAAGTTTAGCAAAGCGCGGTCTATCGTGTTGTTTGAAAGACGAGCACGGTAATCCACGACCTTTTGCTATGATACAAATGGGCGGCGATGCGAATGGATCAAGTCTTCACGGGCATAACTACACGTATGTAGGGTCCACTTGGGGACAGATTGTTCAAATCTTAATGGATAAAAAGTGTATGAACCCGATCATTTTTATTGATGAAATTGACAAGATTTCCAAGACTGAGCACGGTAAGGAAATCATTGGCATTTTAACACACTTGTTAGATCCGGCGCAGAATGATTGCTTCCAAGACAAGTATTTTTCAGGAATAGACCTGGATTTGTCCAAGGCGTTGTTTATATTGTCTTATAATGACGCTGAACTAATTGACAAGATTTTGTTAGATCGTATTCATCGTGTCAAGTTTAAGAATTTGACTTTGGATGAAAAAATAACAATTAGTAGGATCCATATATTGCCTGATGTGTATAAGAAAATGGGATTAACAAATATGATTGAAATTGAAAATGATGCGCTAAAATATATCATAGAGAATTATACTTTGGAGCCGGGTGTGCGCAAATTGAAGGAGATTTTGTTTGAAATTGTAGCAGAAATCAATTTGGATATATTGAAGAATTTTAATACGCAATATGATATACCCATTAAAATTAATATCAATGATATCACGGCCAAATTCTTCAAGGACAAGCAAGAGATGAAGATCCAGAAGATTCATAGTGAGAACAAGGTTGGAATCATAAATGGTCTATGGGCCAATTCGCTTGGTATGGGTGGGGTGATTCCAATTCAGGCCAAGTGGCGTCCGAGTGAGAAGCCAATGGATTTGAAACTAACAGGCACTCAGGGTGATGTAATGAAAGAATCAATGAATGTTGCGCTAACATTGGCTTACAATTTGTCACCGGAAGCAATCAAAGCTGCTATTACAGCAAGTCAATCGGGTTCAGGGATCCATATACATTGCCCAGATGGCAGCACACCAAAAGATGGTCCCAGTGCTGGAACGGCAATCACTACAACGCTTTATAGTTTGTTCAATAATCGGAAAATAAAGAATACGATTGCGATCACTGGTGAAATTACATTGGATGGCAACGTTACGGCAATTGGTGGACTAGATTTAAAGATTTTGGGTGGCATCAAAGCAGGAGTCAAGGAATTCATATTCCCTAAGGAGAATGAGAAAGATTTTGATGGTTTTATGGAGAAATATAAAGATGATGAACTAACAAAAGGCATTAAGTTTCATAGTGTAGAACATATTGACGAAGTTTTTGATAAGGTCTTTGAATAAACCTGAGGTTAAATAAAGATCATAAAACAATAAATTAATATTTAAAAGTTTGTTATATATTAATTCAATGAATTCGCAACAGTTGGATTTTTTACCATATACAGCAACATCTATATCTGTAGTTGGAAGATTTATTTTTATGTTGCTGTTATATAAAAATAAAAGTACAAATAGTTTATCATTAATCTGTTGTATTTTGAGTTTTTCTTCATCTGGTTTGTGGTTGTATTATAGTATTACAAATAAAGATATGCCTATGATTACAAGGTCTTCCGTTGAAATTTTGTTATTAACAATTTCATCTATTTATATAATTAAAAATAAAATAGAGAATTCACACTTAAAACAAATATTACCGACATGAAATTACCGACATAAAATTACCGACATAAAATTACCGACATAAAATTACCGACATAAAATTACCGACATAAAATTACCGACATAATTTATGTTTCACATGTAATACCATTACATTTTCTAGTAAGCATACTATGAAACATAAAATACCCAATAACACCGACTACCGCAAGAATCAAGTGAAATACTTCATGATGTCCAAAAATAGTGTTGTCTATTAACGGTATTTTTACCTCTTGTATAAAAATTATAGTACCAATTAAACATAAGAAAAATATAATACCACAAAGAGCAAACTCTCTTTTAGTTGTATACATATAAAAAAATGGTATATATAATAAACTAACAAGACCAGTAAGTGACTGAATCATCATTGATGGTTCACAATTATATATTTTATATACGTTTATAACTAACAAAATAAATGATGCGATCATTAAAGGTAATTGTATTTTAAAAGGAAATAAAGAATATGCCATTAATAATATAGATGCTACACAAAATACACAGGCCATTATATGATCTATTTTTTGTAAAAAGATTTCAACCTTTTTTGGCCATTTCAAAACGTGGAATAATGCGCTAACAAAATAACAAATGAAGTTTGATATAAAATAAAAACAAGCAAATATTATCATTAGTTTATCGGAGTTTGCCACCTTGACAATTTCAAATAGTCCAATGGGTATCATTCCTGAGCATAGACCAAATAAATGAATAAAACCTCTTAGTAATGGTTTTTCTCTGCCTTCACAATATAGCAATTCGTTTTCAAATAGACGACCGTCCTTAATTGGGAATATTGGGTCTTTTTTTTCCTTCTCTTTCTTCTCTTTTTTATTCTTTTTGTCCTTCTTGTTTTTACTCTTTTTGTCCTTTTTATCCTTCTTGTTTTTACTCTTTTTGTCCTCTTTGTCCTCTTTGTCCTTTTTGTCCTCTTTGTCCTCTTTGTCCTTTTTGTCCTCTTCTGTCATTAATATAAAATATGCTTTATATTTTTAATAGAAAACGCAATTCTACCTTTATCACGAAGTTATGAAAGGTTTTGCTACGCTAAGAGCCAAAAATAACTTAAATTAAATTATAAAATACAAATACAAATACAAATACAAATACAAATTATAAAATACAAATACAAATACAATAGTTTGGCTCAACCTTTTATAAGCGAAGTTATGGAAAGGTTGAAATGTTTGGCTCAACCTTTTCCACTTCGCTTTCACGAAGTTATGAAAAGGTTGAACATAGTGTGAATTTTCAGCGCCTGTGCTGAGTTAAGTTTAAGGTTGTCAACTGTGTCCAGTATAAACTCGGATTTCTCATCCAGATTGCGACATACTTGGTATCCGTCAAGTATCTTAATATAAGCGACTGCTAGTTCACAAGCAATTTGTTCGTCGTCTGAACAAGGTTCAAACGCCATAAGGATCTCTCCATCTTCCAGCTCATAATTGTCACGTATAATTAGCCGGAGTCTCTTAAGTTCCAAGGATCGGTAATGTTCCTTCATATCAAATATTACTGACTCTTCGGAGTCGGAGTCATACTCGGAGTCGGAGTCGGACATAAAGTCATCAGCCTTGGGTCTTAGATCAAAATTCATTTTTAAAAAGTTTTACAAATTGATTTGCGAGTTTACTAAATATTTATAAATTACTTTTGTTAGAATAAAAGTAATTCAATTTTTTTTGCTATATTTACACCTTCGCACATCTAAAACGCCTATAAAATCGGTGTTTTAGATGTGCGAATGTGTAAAAAATACAAATCACTACAAAATATTTTACAGTTATATCAACACAATAACATTAATTTTATTAGCGCTTCATCTATATTTTTCCCAACATATTTGGACTTGTACTCATAATAATACTGATTAATTAATCTGTCATTATATTCAACCTCTATCGTGTCTATTATCTCTTCTGTTAGATAGTAACGATGTTTGTTATTTTTTTTACTTATTCTTGATAAGAACATCCCCTTATTGTTTTTAACTATTTTATTGTCTATAAATGCCTTCTCATATCTTGAACTATAACTTGAAACATAACTATTTGATGATATTATTTTAAATATTATATTGTTTGATGACGGAATAAGAAACGTTGTTATTTCTCTTGTAAGGTCTATTGGTAAAGGATTCATTATTAAATTATATATTTACATTTTCATATTACAATTTAATTCAATTTAATTTTATTTTAAATTATTAGTATATATTAATATTAAATGTCACAAAAAGCAGGAATAGGACCAGGACCAGCAGGAGGAACAGGACCAGCAGGAATAGGAACAGGACCAGCAGGAGGAACAGGAACAGGACCAGCAGGAGGAACAGGAACAGTAGCAGCAGGAGGAACAAAACAAACAACTATTTTTCCAATTTTTTTGTCAGCACCAGGTCAGGGATCATTTCTAACATCTACATTCAATGTGTTATCATTTTACGCGCCCATCATAATCATCGTTGGTATTTTCATATTGTCCGTTTTCTCAGCAACTGTAGGAAAAACCTTTGTATTTATGTTTTGGTTCTTTGTAGCAACAGGAGTACGATCTTTGGTTAAGAAATATAGCTCAACAGGCGTTCCGGCTGATATTAAAGGAGACCCAGTATGTAGTATAGGAGTATTTGAACCATTTATAAGCAATACAAATCTAACATATAGTACATTTTCTTTAGCATTTGCTATGTTCTATTTCATCTTTCCTATGATATTGGTAAACCTTGATAATAAGAGTAATTTGTTTAATTATCGTGTTGTTTTATTCTTTAGCTTCTATCTTGTTTTTGATTTATTAATTAAGCGCGCAAGAAGATGCACAATGAATATGTCATCTGCCACTATATTTGGTGATCTAATTGGAGGCGTATCATTAGGTATTGGAGCATCATCAGCAATGTATTATTTAAAACGCAGTTTGTTATTCATTAACGAAACGTCTAGTACGGCTGAAGTATGTACAATGCCAAGTAAGCAAAAGTTTAAATGTACTGTTACGCAAAATGGTGAACTTATTAGTAGCACAACGGTATAAATTTCACAACGGTATAAATTTCTTTATAAATTATTACTTCTCAAAATATTGAATATTACTCATTAGCCATTGCTTCAATGATGTCAATAAACGTCCTCTATGAAACGACTCGGTTAATAAATTCATATTACCTTTTGTATGAAAATTGCGAGTGAAATTGTTAAATGTTTCAATTAAGTTGAGTGTTTTATAATATTGTAAATCTGTGTATCTAAAAGGATTCACTTGTCGTCTCTTATTAACACTATTGTGAAATACATATAATACATTAATCAGGTCATCCTTTGTATTGACTTTATTAATATTCACTTTGGACCAGAATTGTTTTGCGTGGATTGAACATTCTGGACAAGGTAATAATCCACATATTGCTATAATATTGCGTAATACTTGTGGACCAATTGTAGGAAATTGCTCAGGAATGATCTTTGCTGCTAATGTATGAAAAAAAACCCACGTAGGTGGACCCCATTGATTTGGTGACATACTTATAACTAAATAATACAAAATAAATTTAAAGATTAATTGTAAAGAATATAAAATGGTAAAATACATAATTGAAGGTGGACTTGACTTTTATGAAGAATTATATAAGTCATTGGATGAACCTGATCAGGATACTGATTCAGACAACATATGTCAAATAACTGGTCAACAATTAACAGACAAATTTGTTACATTGGAATGTAATCACAAGTTCAATTATATTGCTTTATATACTGAAATATGTAAACAGAAGTTTGTGTTTCAAACTTATAATTTTTCATCATTAACAGATTCTGATCAAATAAAATTTAAAGATGCTAAAACTGATTACTTTATTAAATGTCCTTATTGTCGTTCTATACAGTTTACATTGTTGCCGTATTATGATGATTTACTACTTGATAAGCGATATGGTATTAATTCATTGATCAAAACAAATAATGATTCACAGTTTATCATCAATCCAAATATAGGTAATTACAGTTTTATATCATATGGATACACATTTACTAATGGCACTTGTTGTAAGGTCTTGGGTAATGTAGATGGTAAGGATATTATGTGTACGTCAAAATTGGCATCACACGTGACAGAAATGAACAAATCGTTTTGTTACCAACATATTCGTGTCGCTGTTAGGGAATATAAGTTAGAGAAGATAAAGAAAGATAAAGAAGCTCTTAAGAAACAAAAGGAACAAGAAAAGGAGACTTTTAAGAAGCAAAAAGAAGAGGCAAAACAATTAGTAAAAACGCAAAAGGCTTTATTAAAGAAGGTAACAAATGTGGTAACGGCACAGACCATAGAAATTCAGAATTTTGTACCAGAAAGCAACATTTGTCAAACTGTTTTAAAGTCTGGACCTAGAAAGGGTCAGACGTGTGGCAATAAAGCATTGAAAAATGGATCCAGTTGTTCAAGACATAAAGATTTGATGATAATTTCAGAAAATAATAATATATAAATAAACAATTTTAAAATAACTATAGTATTTAATTTAGAATGGAATCAGCTGAACAAATAGAAAAGGTACAACCTAATTTAGAAGGAGGTACAAAAAAAAAGACTAATACAAAGGAAGAGCTTATTGGTAACATACGTGAATGGATCAAAATAGATAATGATCTGAATAATTTGAAAAAGGAAATTAAAAACAAAACTTTACAAAAGAAGTTGTTAACAGACAACTTAGTTAATGTAATGAAGGTCAACTCCATTGATTGTTTTGATATTAATGGCGGCGCATTAGTTTACAGCCAGCGCAAAACAAAGAAGGCGATCTCAGGTAAGTATTTACTTCTTCAATTGGAGAAGTATTATAAGGACCAGCCTGATGTAGCTAAGGATTTAACACAGCATTTGCTTGATAATAGAGAAGAAAATATAAAAGAGGATATTAAACGCAAGGTTAAAAAATAAATACATAGTTTATTATAAAATAAATAGTTTATTATAAATACATAATTTGTTATAAAATAAATAGTTTATAATAAATAATTTAAACAAAAAATACGTATATATTTATAACGCATTAAACAATGAATAATTTAACAATAAACACTAATTCTGAAATAGATATAAATAATACACACATATACAAAAATATTAAAAAATACACATATTCAATGGAGCAAAATACAACCCAATCTTTAACGAATGTAGATATATTAAATCACAATTCAAATATTTTTGGTAAAGTCATTTTAAATATTCTTTGTTATCACGTAACCCAAAACAGCAAATATCCTTTTATACAGTTTTTATTGGAGAAGAAGCCATTCTTAACCACTTTAATACCGGAGAAACTTGAATTACCAATTGTTACCATTTCTAAAGTTGATTCTGAGTCGGATTATCCTGTGACAATTATAGAAAAAATAAAGGGTTTATTGCCAGCGATCGGGTGTGATGGATCCATGTTGACGCGCGACGCATTTAAAGGTCTTATTAGCGACCATAATGAACACATTTATGCTTTGGTTGATATTAGCGATGTTGATATTTTTAGAATTTCAATCACTAGAAATACACCGATATGGTTTGCATTACCGACAGAAATAATGAATGTTAGAAGCATATGTAATATTCCTATAGATGAGAGTGTTAGCGAATTGTTTTTGAATATGCCGCAACTAGCAATACTTAATAAACTAGATACTCAGAATATGATTACTATGAGCGATACATTCCCCTTACCAGATGCGATTTACAATGGATCGTATTTAAAGCAAACAGAGTTTCGTTCTGTCTTTGGAACATCAAAAGATACAGTTTATTCATCGTGTGGTGAGTATTACTATTATTTTAGACTATTTGAAGATGCTGTAAAAGAGGGTGGATGGTTAAGGGAAGGAGGGCATAAAATGGTAGACTTGACTAATACGAATCTAACGCACAGTGTTTCAGGTAAAAATCTAATTGATAATGAGTATGGTCGGTATATTCAAGGTGGTATTAATAGGTATGCTTTTTTTCCTGGAAATTACACAATTCATACAGAATCTAGTAATATATTTTCATTGACAGACGCAGAAGTATCTGCTAAACTTGAAAACAATTCATGTATTGTTATCCATTATATGGAGGACACCTTGGATAATTTGTTTCCGGATATACTTGTTAAAGAATATGAGTCAGCCTTTCCAATTTCATATCATATGCTGAATAAGAGTACATTAGGAGACAAATATGAAATAGATAATCAGGACAAATATATGATAGCTTAGGAACTTTTGATTTTTTTCAAATTGTCAAATTGTAAGATAATATTATAATTATTTATTCTTAAATAATTATATAATGGCGTCATCATTAATAACCGGAATTGGTTTATCATTATTATTATTATTTTGTATCCCAAAAATATTAAATTTTTATGACATTACGATTGATATGTATGGTCCATATCTTGGCTTTATGATTTTTATACTAATTACAATGTTTGTGTTACCTCGTACTGTTACAACTGATCTAGAGCCTTCATCTTAAACAGGTAAATCTACAATTGTTAACGCATTAGCATTAGCGTTAGCGTTAGCTGTTCTTTCTTCTGATTGAATATCTTCAATAATACTTGTCAGAATTTTTGTGTCTATCTTGTCTTTTAAATTGTCAATTATTTCACTAGAAATAGGATCACGACCTTGAACTGTCTGAAACTCAGATATAAAGGTAGTAACAATTTGCTTTATTTTTATATCACGCTGTGCTTTCAAATTCTTCTTCTTTGCTAAGTTCTCCTGACTAGACCATTGGTTTCTAAATGTTTCTGTAGATGTTAGCTTGTCGCAGATCTCGGGTTTAATAATTGCCTCAAAATCACTACTGTCTTTAAATTTTTTCTTGAATTCATCAATGATTTCATCCGGAATATTTGGACTGGTTTCCATCAAACGATCAAATTCTTCCTTACACATCTTGAGCATTTGATTTACGTGCATTCTTTCCTCAGGATGTCTAGCTAACTCTATTTTAATATTTCTGTAAAATTTATCCCAAGCAATACCAGAGACCCGATGTGCTTCGTTTAATTGCGTAATTTTCAAAAATTGTTGAATGGTTGTAATAATACCGGCTAAAATATTGAAGCCACCAACAATCATTACGAAATAACCTTGATAAGCAACAGGGACACGATCTTGTGCAAAATTAGCTGTTCCTGTTAAAGTAGAGATGACAATTACAGGAATAGTGTAGTTATAATTCAACTTGCTATATAACGCGTGGGCTCTAGAATGTAACCAACGAAAACACATTGCTTTATCAGCCCATTCAATTAGAATATCTTCGTGTTCAATAGTCCAGTTAATTTCCGGTAAAACCGCATTCGCATCAATAGAACTATCGGTTTTTGTATTTAAATTTCCATTAGGCGCTGAATTGTTAGTATTTGTACTATTACTCATATTAAAATATACCAATAATATATTTATTTTTAAATATATATTATTTATATATATGGAAGCTAAATTACAAAAAATAAAGGTTATTTTCAATAAAATAAAGGATACGCGGATTCAAGTGATGAGTGTTTTTAGTATTCTAGAAGTTAAGTTAACTAAACTTAAGTTAATGACTAGTGATTTTATTAAAAGCAATCACGATGTTTTGTTTGTTTTTGGTCTAGATTCATTTAAATTTCAAAGTAGATTGATTGATTTTGAATACGCAGATATGCAAAAATATTTTTATGCTTTGAATAATCGGATGTATTGTGAATATTACAAACTTTTCAAAATTGTTTCTGAATATGTTGACAAAACAATTGGTACTAACAAGACATTTGAGATGATAAAATCCAATAGTGTGTTTCCTATTTACAAAGATTTAGAACCTCATAAGCAATACAATTTTGAAACAATTGAAGAGGTACATAAGACTATTATATTGTTACTAAATGGAATTCAAGATCATATTGTATCAAAGGAAATTGAATTGGAGAACTACCGAATTAAACAACACTCTGGACTAAATATTAACAATTTTGTAAATACGTTTTTATTTAATGTGACAATGGTTAAACAAAACCTTGGACTATTCATTTCTTATTTGGATTTCTTTCATAACATTCATATGAAGCATTTTAAACGTTTTGCTAGGAAAATGAAGGCTATGGATGATTATTTGAACGAAGACATTACGTTTGATGATAATCCTAGACGCAAGAATTCTAGGGATTTTGACGAAACGTCGTCATTCATTAGCAGTATTAGTAGTAGTAGTTCAAATAGTAATAATGGAGGTTTAGCATCGCATAATGTTGATCATAATGAAGCTGTTAAACCCAAGGTTGTTCCACGAAAGAGTGAAACCAAGAGTAGTTTTTTAAAGAAAGGTGTAGATTCGGTAATTAACACATTTAGAGTGTTTGGATCTAAATCAAACTCAATAATAACACCTAATATTAGCGGTAACAGTAGTATTAGCTCTACTACTACACCTAATAATAGTCCCAATTTAAGTCTACATATTGACGAAAAAGAAGATGATATTGTTAATTTAAATGAAATCATAACCGAATTTAATTCAACAAACTTAACTAGGGAGAGAACTGAAACAATAAATGAAAATTTAAAAAATGATCCAAATTATATGAATAAAATGTTTGATCAACTAACAAAAAACTTTGATGATTCTGAGGAGCCAAAGGAAAAAGAAAAAGAAAAAGAAATCAATAGTGAGTCAGATACTGTTGTATTTGATGCCGTTGTACTTGATGCCGTTATTGATTATGAAGCCATAGCGATAAAAAATGAAACTATAGATGATGTATTACACCTTTGCACATCTAAAACGCCGACAAAGTCGGCAGATTTGAGTGACAAAGGCAACAGTTACCACGCACTTGAAAAGTGCGAAGGTGTAAAAGAAGAAGTAGTAGAAGAAGTAGACTCCAAGACAGAAGAAGAAGTAGTAGAAGAAGTAGTACCAGATCAAAAATTAATTAAAAAGAAGCGAGCAAAGAAGAAGTAACGGTTGCCGTTATTGCTTTAACCGCTTCGCTGATTCAGTCGCTTCGCTGATTCAGTCGCTTCGCTGATTCATTCGCTTCGCTTTAAGCCCTTTTACAAAATATATAAAAAATTGATTTAAAGCTTCCACTATATATTATTATTATAACCAATATAAAGACAAATGGAACGTAGAATCAACAAGAAAATAGAATTATATATCACTGAGTTAAAAGACAATATCAGGACGAAAGCCGACCAACTCGGCCTAGCAACGGACCCCAATTTGAGCCAATTGGTTCAGTATATATACGACTACGACCGCCTTGTCCTTGTAAAGGAGGACTTTCTCAAGCGAAAGCGCGTCAAGAATGTCGTACACTTATCCGACCGATGCTGCGCAAAACGCGCTAGCGGCGAACAATGTACTCGTAGAAAAAAGACTGAGTGTGAATACTGTGGTACTCATATGAAGGGGACACCGCACGGAATTTGTACAAATGATGATGAAGACAAGCCTGTTGGACAGAAGGTTGAAGTGTGGGCTCAAGAAATTCACGGAATTATTTATTATATTGATAAGACTTGTAATGTCTACCAAGTAGAGGATATTATTGCGAATAAGGTGAATCCAAAGGTCATTGCTAAGTATATAAAAACTGGCGACAAGTATGCGATTCCAGAGTTTAACATTTAATACATTTATTCAAGATCTAAAATAAAATAAAATTGAACATCCTTTTTATTTTATTTTTTACATTATAATATTTCAACAAACTTAGACTTAGATAATGTCAAATAACAACGACTCATTAAATGATCCTTTATTTGAAGAATCGCTGTCTAAAAGCAGTTCACCAAGTATTAGAGGCATTTTGAAGCCACCTATAGATAAATTGGACCAACAATTAAAGTTAAACCAACTAGCACGAACGCTTACAATTGGAATATTTATTGTTGTTTATGCTCCAATTATTGCGTTCAATTTATACTTTGCTTATACTAACAATACATTGTGTGTTTCTTACATAAACCCAATTATTGGATTATCATTGTATGACTATTTAACAGTTCAGGCTTATACTTTGACATTCACGCTAGGACTGATTATATTTGATGAATTTGTTGATTTTAGAGATGGCACAATGTTCAAGACATTTTACGACAATTACATACTTTGTTATCGCGTATTTTCCCTGGCTTGGGTCTCTGTTGGCATCATTCTATTTATATTTATCACATACAAGAGATTATGTAGCAATGGGATATATTACTATGTAGCAACAATTACAGGAATTTTAGCTTTTGGCACAATACTAGCAGTTGTTCAACAATACAATGATGATAAAGTTAACAATAATTCAACTTAATTTTACACCATTGAATATTTACACCATTGAATATATAAAATGGAACGCTTTAAGGCGTTCCATGATATATGTAATGGCAACTGTTACTGATAAATCAATTAAAGGAAACACTCATCGTAGATGAGTGTGCCATTTTAAATGTTCATCGGTGTAAACTTTAATAAAACAATAAAAATGTTAGTATATATTATAAAACAAATGGCTAAAAAAATGAACTATAAAAATTGGATTATTATTGGGCTAATTATTGTCGTCATATTGTTTAATTTTTTTCCTTTTCAAAGTTTTAGCAGTATGAATGTATTTGAAGGGTTTGATAATAAACCAGATCCTTGTAATAAAATTACTAATTGTACACAATGTAGTAACGCAAATGTAGGCGGTAGTGATCCAAATCAATATGGTGGCATTTGTGGGTGGTGTAAAAAAACCGGTACGTGTATGAGTACAGAGCAAAATTATTATATGGCAAATCAAGATCGTTGTAATTGTAGCACTGATGCGCGCGATTGTACTGCGGTTGGTTGTGGAAATATAAAACCAGATTCTGATGGCACACATCCAATTTTGAAATGGTACCTTATATTGAAGAAACGTGCAAATGGCACAACGGAACCAGATACAACGGAACCAGATACAACGGAACCAGATACAACTATGTAAAAAAATTAACTTAAATCAAATGTAACTCGCTTCCCTGGAAATAACATCTTGTCTACTATTGTTCTAACACAAAAGAGCTTATGAACTACAATACCTAACAAAAAAACTCCTATTATTGTGTTCCAATACCCCCAACCTGATATCCACGCAATAATTAATGCGCAGGCAATTGTAATCAATGTATCCCACACCGAGATTCCATATATCTTAAATGCGTGAATTCCTTCCCCAGGAATACCAAACAAATCCTTATATTTACATAAATCAATCATAAATTATGTAAATATTTTAACTCTGTAATTTGAACAAACTAACAAAATAAAATAAAAAAGGGCCTTAGCCCTCATTTATTGTTAAGTTAATTAAGTTATCAAATTATACATTATACATTATACAGGGTTACAAATTATATATTATAATTATTTTTATAGTTTTTATAGGTTATACATTATACATATTTTTATAGTTTTATAGGTTACAATTTATACATATTTTTATAGTTTTATAGGTTACAATTTATACAGGGTTACAATTTATACAGGGTTACAATTTATACAGGTTATTTATCATCCACACTCGCTACACGTTTATAGATCTGCTTCAATTGAGAGTTTCCAGCCTCTTGGCGCTACATCGCCGTTATTATATCCGTCTACATCAAGAATCGCACATTTATGGCAATTGTCCTCATTTTTAACAACTCTACCTCTTGGCGTTGCATCACCATTGTCGTCATATTCTAGTTCTTCCTCTTGTTCACTGTCATCATCACCCGGTGATACTGAATACATTTGCTGTCTATCTTCCTCCGTCATTCCGTTCTCATCTCTAAAAATACCCTGTCGCTCCTCGGTCATTCGCAAGATATTTTCCCAAGAGTTTACAAAGCTCTCAGCCTCGGCTTCAGTGGTAGAATGAGAATCACATCGGGCTCTTGCTACATCTGATGTAGGCTCTCTATACAACACCCCCTTCAATCTCTCAATTTCCTCTTTCATACTTAACATCTCTGTTTCCATTTCAGAGACTTTGGTCTCCAAAAGAGAGTTGTTGTGCGCCAATTGGTGAATATTCAGATGGGTTTGCGCATAGGGCACAGGACTCTTGTTCTTGAGAATGACCCAATATTCCTTTGGGTTGCCTTGATTTCTCGGGTCCGGATGAGGGGATTGGTTTGGAAAGAAACGATATGATCCATCCTTCTCAATCGCATCATTCACAATTGATGACCATTTTGTACCGGGTCTGATATAAATAAACGCCTGCCTGAAATTGGCGTCTTCAAATGGCTCATTCTTTGGGTCCTTGGGTTGCTTCATAATAGGGACAAAGTCTACACGATCTACATTGCCTATACAGAATTGCCAGAAGAGATATCCAATGCGATCGGATGTGTATTTCTTGTTAATTGTGGGAATATAAAGGCTGTATTCATTGAATTGATTAGAAGACGCAGCAGTCACAGTCACAGTCACAGGTTTAGACATTGTTCTTAATTTAAAGTTGATTTTGGGTTTGGATTTTAATAACTGAAGGTTTGTTGTTTTAATTTTATACAATAATTTTACATATATTTTAGCAATTCAATTTTTTTTTGAAAACTAATATTTTTGAATTTACTACAAAAATAATAAAATATAATATATTATTTATTTATAAATGTCTGACCAATTTTTGTCAAAATTTTCAAAACTACCAAAAACAACGCAACCGGTTTCAACTACGACGCAATATGGTAATACTTTACCTGAATCACAGTGTCCTGGTGGATTTCCTGTAGATAATTATGCCGGAACTGGTGTAAATGCCTGGGAAGTTATGTACAGCACTTGGATTTCATATCAATCCACTATTGGAGCGCAGTTTACACAAAGTCAAGCTGATATTGGCGCACCAGTTGATCCTACAATGGTAGGACCAAAAAATATATATATTATACGACACGGAGAAAAAACGTCATCGTTTCGGACCCCAGGAAGTACAACTATTCAATATCACTTGAATCAAAATGGTATATATCGCGCTTGTCAAATACCAGATTTGATTAATCAATTGGCTACAAATGGATACCCTATAACTTATTTAGTAGCAGCAAACCCGTGTCCTTGGAATTCAGCGGATGGTTCAATGAGACAACAACAAACAATTACTATGGCATCATTTTTATTAAATATTCCATTGTTTATGTTTGGATCAGCAAATGATAATCAAGCAGTAGCTGATGCGCTTTTTGACCCATCTCCTACAAATCCATTTAACGGCTTGAATGTATTAATTTGTTGGGAACACACAGCAATTCAAGACCTTTGTTTAAAAATAATAGAAACAAGTAATAGTGCTGGTATAGATAGATCTACAATGGGTCCTGATGAGTTTTTTGCTCAACCAAGTGTATCTGACCAGACTTGTGTTGGAGGCAAATATTTATCTCCCGATGGAAACCCTCCATTTTCTACAGGACCACCTAAAGAGCCTGCAACCGCAGTTTACCCGTATTGGAATACTCATAATTATGATAATATGTTTTGCTTTTTTGCGAATGCTACTAATACCGATTTTGATTTTGTATTAACAAATCAACAATATTTTAATTGCTTAACTTGTTACCCTAGTTGTGAATTAAAAATTGGTTTATATCAACCAATAAATAATTGTACTCATTCAACATATTATTATGATTCAGATGATGAAATAGAACCTAATTGTGTACCTCCAACTGATTGGGAATTGCCTTAATAACTTTCTGAAATTATTAGGTATTAAATTAAATTAAATTAAATTAATTATAATATTTATACAAGTTATAAATGTCTGACCAATTTTTGTCAAGTTTTTCAAAACTGCCAAAAGCAGTACAACCAGTTTCATCCACAGCGCAATTTAGTAACACTTTACCTACATTAGAGTGTCCAGGTGGGGTTCCTCGTGATAAATATGCCAGTTATGGTGGAAATTCTTTAGAAGTAATGTATAGTATTTGGAATGCTTATCAATCTACTATTGGCGCACAGTTTACACAAAGTCAATCTAATATTGGCGCACCAGTTGATCCTACAATGGTAGGACCAAAAAATATATATATTTTAAGACATGGTGAAAAAACCAAAAGTGTCTCTCCTGTTATTCAATATCACTTGAATCAAAATGGTATATACCGTGCTTGTCAAATACCAACTTTTGTCAATCAACTTGCTACAATCGGATACCCAATATCTTATATGGTAACTAGTAACCCATGTCCTTTGAATTTAGCAAACAATTCAATGCGTAATGAACAAACTATTGCTATGGCGTCATTTTTATTAAATATTCCAATGTTCATATATGGAGGTATCACTGATACACAAGCAGTAGCTGATGCGCTTTTTAACACAGACCCGGCAAATCCATTTAACGGCTTGAATGTATTAATTTGTTGGGAACACACAACAATCCAAGACCTTTGTTTAAAAATAATAGAAACAAGTAATAGTGCTGGTATAGATAGATCTACAATGGGTCCTGATGAGTTTTTTGCTCAACCAAGTGTATCTGATCAGATTTGTGTAGATGGTAAATATTTAGCACCATCTGGAGAAGAACCATTTACAACAGACCCAACAAACCCAGCATCTGCTTTTTACCCGTTTTGGAATAACAATAATTATGACAATATATTCTGTTTTTTAGGCAATACTAGTAACACTGATTTTGATTTTACATTGTCAAATCAACAATATTTTAATTGTTTGACTTGTTATCCTAGTTGTGAATTAAAAATTGGTTTATTTCAACCAATGAGTAATTGTAGTACTCTAACAACATATTATCTTCCTGGTTCAACACAATTAGAAACAGAGTGTCTGCCTCCAACTGATTGGACTGCTCCTTAAACAATTGTATTGATTTATTATTTACTTTTATTTTCTGGTTGACCATAGAGTCGCATCATCAGATCTATGATGTTTTCTTGGAACACGTTTGAATTTGTATTTGAATTGTTTCCTTGTACTAGCGATTGGATCTGTTCCGATGGTGTTTTAATTGGATATAACAACGAATCATCATCGTCTGAACTAATATAGTTGCTGCCGCGCTCTAACACAGGCTTTTCTAAATCTTCCGGTTTTTTTAATGAAAGTAATGGTTCTTCTACTTCTAAGTCACTGTATTCCAAATCATCATATGGGTCTTCTTCGATTTCATCACCTTCTAATTCATAATCGCTGTAATTTGAACCATTTGTCTTGTAGGCCTGAGTGCATATTTTGCACTCTTTACCCCAAAAACACACGTAATCTGGAAAATGATTTTGCATATTGTGCATCATTTTACAATCGGGACAACAAAATTCATTGCCGACATTATCTATATTTTTACCGCAATTATGGCAGTTGTGTGCGTAACTGATACATTCGGCGGTCTTCAACTTGTATATATCACACAGCCAATATATGCCTTCTATCTCAGCCTTTGTATATGCTGTCTTATGGACTTCATTGAAATATTGAATATTTCTATCATCATTATTTGATGTCATTTTACTTGTGTATATGTGTCTTGTTTTTATATCTTTATAAAAAGTTATAAAGATATAATTAGGATTTCAATTTTTTATAAGGAAAAAACAAGGAACCAATTTGGCTCCCTGTTTTTTTATTTTTTATTTATTTTGATTTTTTATTTGTTTTGATTTTTTATTTGTTTTGATTTTTTATTTGTTTTGATTTTTTATTTGTTTTGATTTTTTATTTGTTTTTATTTTTTATTTATTTTTATTTTTATAATGGTAATAATATGATAATACAAGCTAATATACAATATATATGAAGACCCGTTGTCAATACTTTGTTAATTTTTATTCAATTTTAATGTTTTTGATTTTGTAACAACGGATCCTATGTTTTGTTTGTTTGACTTACCAGTCGTCATCGTCGGCAGTTGCTCTGGCAGAGTAATATGTGATGTTGACGCCATCATTGTTGTTAACAACTGACTCGTACATCTCTTCATTGTGTTCATCGTCACTGTCGTCAGCCCATCCAACATTGGCCTTAGGTTTTTTCTCTACGACTACCTTGGCTTTGGTCTTGGGAAGAGGCAATGCGGCGGCATTTTGAGCCATTGCTGCCCAGTTGTTTGAAGGAGCAGCAGTCTTGGCAGCAGGCTTTAAGCCGAAGGTGGGGAACTCAGTTTCACGCTTAGCTACAAGAGCCGCAGCTGCTTCTTCTGCTTTGAGGCGCATCTCTTCCTCATCACGTTCCTTTCTCTCCTCCTCTTCGTTTTCGTCTATGAAGACTGCGAACTTACCTGTCACCTTCTTCTCTACGACTGGAGCACGCGCTTGTCTCTCTTGCTCCATCTGACGCTCCAACTCGCGCTGGTGTCTCTCGTGTTCGCGTCTGTCTTGCTCATCTCTTGCGTTTCTCTCTTTAAGAACAGTACAGTACTTAACAGTATGACCGTTCTTGAAGCAGTATCGGCACTCAAGAGACAACAGAGTAGGGCAAACAACCTCAGAGTTAGGATCGGCAGTCTTTCTGGGAAAGTGAGCAGTGTCGGTCTTTCCAGCATCAGCACAAACCTTACAGAAAGGCTTTCTACTATTGGTAAAGTTATTGGACTTGTTGTTAAATTGTCTGGACATCTTATTGAATTAAATTAGCGTTTGGTTTTAAGTTTGAACTAGGGTTTGGAATAATTTTATAAAATGGTCTATCACAATCTTTAGCAATTCAATTTTTTTTTGAAATATAATAAAACTTATTTCACTACTAATTCCACCTTTGAAAAGGTGGAACCAAACGAACCAAACTTAAACACATAGAATACAAACTTAAACACATAGAATACAAGCTAGTTCGTTTGGCTCCACCTTTTCAAAGGTGGAATTAGTAGTGAATTAAAAAAGTGTAATAAAAAATAAAAAATTGAAATGCTAATAAGTAGGTAATAAAGTAGTATAAATAAATCTCACGCGAAGTTAAAAGCTAAAATTTAAATTTAGAAGTTAAAAGTTAAAAGTTAAAATGCAGTCAACCGTAGCATTAAAGAGCAATAAGAGACGTATAAATTTCTTGTCGTCAAAGATCCTTGAACTCCAAGAAGAGCACAGGCTGCTGGAAGTTGCGGAGGAAGCATTTGAAGCATCTCGCAGCCGAAACGTAACAAAACGAAGCAAAGGGCGCCCGCAAGCAAAGAAGGAAGCAGAAGCAGAAGTAGATCTGTTTGCCAACCTCGTGAAGGAAGTAGTTTCAAGCGCCTTCGTCTCAGAAGTTGTCTCAGAAGTTGTCTCAGAAGTTGTCTCAGAAGTTGTCAAGGATAATGTTTCAAAGCCTGTTACTTCTAAGAAAGAGAAGGTCGTTAAGGAGAAGAAAGAGAAACACGTTCTCACTGAGGAAGAGAAGGCTGCCAAGAAGGCTGAATTAGAGCAAGAGAAGTTATTGAAGAAAGCTCAATTGGAAGCCGAAAAGTTATTGAAGAAGGCTCAATTAGAAGCCGAGAAGTTAGAGAAAGCTGAGGAGAAGCTGGCAATGGCCGCAGCTGATAAGGAGTCCAAGAAAGCTCAATTGGAAGCAGATAAAGTTGCCAAGGCTGAAACCAAGAAGCAAGCCCTCTTGGATGAGAAGGAGGCCAAGAAGCAAGCCCTCTTGGATGAGAAGGAGGCCAAAAAGCAAGCTCTCTATGAGGAGAAGATGGCTGCTGCTTTGAAGAAGTTGGAGACCAAACAAGCCTTAGCTGAAGCAAAGAAGCAAACCAAGACTGCTGCTCCTAAGGCTCCCTCTGCTGCTAAGAAGGCAAAGGCTGTTGCTTCTAAAGAAGAAAATGTAGTTGTAGAAGCTCCTGTAGAGAAGGTGACTGTGAGTCGCATCACTATCAACGATATTAAGTACCTCAAGTCAAGTACCAACATTTTGTATAATCCGGAGACCAGAGAGGAGGTCGGATTGTATGATCCGGAGACCAAGACGATCAAGCCTCTGCCAGATGATGAGGAGGAGGAGATGACTGAGGATGCCTACGAATCTGACAACGAATAAACTTATAACTTAAACTTGCTTGTATATCTTATTGTAACTTATCTTATTGTATCTTATCATATTGTAACCCAAATAAAAAAATAAAAAATTGTATATTGTATATTATTGTGTAATTTAATATAATTTAACTTAATCATAAAGAAGACGGGGTATATTCCCGTTTTTTCTCTTTTCGTCGTCTTTTTTGGTCCGGATTTAAAGTCCGGACTAGACGAAGTATATAACGCAGTATAGGCTCAAATTTTTGTCAGTCATTTCTTCAAATTGTCACTCATTTATTTAAGACCATATATGGTCACAATTTTGTCAGTCATTTCTTCAAAATAGCACTCATTTATTGAAACCCTATATGACACCATATATGGTCACATTTTTGTCACTCATTTCTTCAAAATGGCACTCATTTATTGAAACCCTATATGACACCATATATGGTCACACAGTATACAACTGTGCCATTTTTTGCTCCAAGCATCTTGGGAGAAGTTAACACACTACCATTGTTAAGTTGATGGTAGTGTATAGTGTATAGTCCGGATTAAAAGTCCGGATTAAAAGTCCGGATTAAATCCGATCAATTATAACCTTCTTGGAAACATTGCCAATAATTTTATTAATATTCTTACAAGTCTCATCAGAGGATGATCCTGACATCGCATTACTAACAATCTTTAAATACATATCATTCTTCCTTGAATCGGCTAATGTACAACCGGGATTAGAAGTCCGCCACTTATTAATATTCTTAATGTTCTCATTTGCTATTACTTTGATGGCATTTGTTAGTACAGGCTTCTCATCTTGCTCCTTAATCCATTCATCATTATCCTTCACATATAGAACCTCTCTTTTAATATCTGTACAGTGTATTGGTCTCATATTTGAATCCAATGTAGTTAAATTCTTCAGTATTATGTTAGATACTCCTTCAACATACCCTAGCCTCCCAGTTGCTTCCAAATCTTCCAAACTAGGTTTAATTGACTTCACAAAGTCACTAATATTTAAAGCATCTTTACAGGTCTCATTCAAAAAGAAGTTCAAATTAAATGATTTATTGTGAGAGTTTGTGTTTATAGTATTATTATTACCGACATTTTTACAGATCTCAAATAGCTTATTATTTTGTTCTATTATAGTCTTATTCTGATCAATAATTAACTGCTTGAAATCTTGATTCTGTTTAAGTATCTCAATAATAAGATTAGGATCATTCATATCAACCTTCACATTGTCTTGGAATTGTAAAATATGACTGTTAGTAATGTTATTACAATTGCTCTTGTTTTTGTGACGCCATAAGCCAGTTCTACATTTATAAGTTTTATTACAATTATTACATATAAATTGACTATTTTGCGACATTTCTGTTGCCGAATTGTTGCCATCTGTTGCCAAAATGTTGATTTTGTGCTTATCGGTTGCCAAATGTTTTTCATAGTCATATTTATTAGACGTATTATAGTCACAATTTTGACAATGGAATTTATATGCGATTTTTTGCGATAGAATCGTAGACATTGTCGCTTAATATTAGCAACGATAAAAATCGCTAATAATTACCGCGAAAAAAGTTATCATCACACTTTTTTGGACCCCCAATTTGAAACCAGAGCATTATGCTCACGATCCCATTTTTGACAACTCTGTTTCAAAACTTTTTTCGGGTTTTCAATTTTGGACATTTTTAAAAATGTCCATTTTTCATTTCCCTTTTGACTTTATAGAACGAAATAGTAAAGTATATATATTAAACCCAAAGTAACTTAAAGAACTTTGCCAGTCTCTTGAGGATCCATAGTTATTAACACCTTTTGTTAGTTTGTTTCTATTTATAGACCAATTTTTAGACTTATAAAAGCGATGAACTAACAAAAGGAAGACAATATATTTGCTTCTTATAGTAAGCTAATACTTGGGACCATTTTGTCACTCACTTCTTCAAAAAAACACTCATTTCTTGAAGACCATTTATCATCTTAACTTAACCAAATTAACTTAATTTATTTAACATCATTCACCCAAATGATGCTAAAATTGTATTTAAACTGTGGCTTAATTGACACCATATACAGTGTCCATTTTGTCACTCACTTCTTCAAAAAAACACTCATTTCTTGAAACCCCGTTTGTTAGTATACTGTTTTCAATAGAGTATATTTTGTTATTCATTTGTTGACAACTTGACGCCGAAGGCGGAAAGGGGAGGGTATTATAGGGTAAAGTACTGTAGCACTGTATTTATTAATACTCGGCGTCAAGTGGCGGACAGTGGCAGTGGCAGTTATGGCAGTTATGGCAGTTATGGCAGTTATGGCAGTTATGGCAGTTATGGCAGTTATGGCAGACAGTGTTAAACATACTAATAAAATATTAATACAATATATAAAATGACAAAAACTAAAAAGGTATCTTGGTTGACATTAAGCCGTCAAACAAAGAACCAAACAAGAAAGAATATTAATAAAAAGGAGCACCCGGTCATTACAAAATTCAAAAAAATGCTTGAATCCAATCCAGTAGAAGACCAATATATGAATACAATGATCACATCTATTCCTAGAAAATACAAGTCCAAAAATCCACCCAAATCTCTTGACCAACTATTTCAACAACTTAACAACGTCTTAACAGTAGCACCAGAATTTAATAAAACCGCATTAGTAGGCACACCTCTGTCAGCCATTTTAATATGGACAATGGGCTCACCGGAAGGCTTTGCCGCTTATAGAAACGACAAAATTAACGCAATGTTTGGCGAAGTTTTAGCCGAATATAAGAAATTCTTAGACAGCCCCGCATCCAGGTACGTATTAAATACAACTAAATCGGGCTGGTTTGGCAAAGATGCTGGCAAAAAGGTTGATATGTCCGAATACCAACATGATCCGAAAAAGCCTTATTATGGCTTCAAATCCTGGAACGACTTCTTTACAAGGAAGCTGATACCTGGCGCGCGGCCTATTGTAGAACCAGATAACAATAATGTAGTCAACTCGGCTTGCGACTCTACAATTTATAAAATCAGCTACAATGTAAAACCCGAGGCCAACTTTTGGATTAAATCGCAACCATATTCACTGAACGCAATGCTTAATGGTGAACAAAAATACGTTGACAAATTTACAGGCGGCGACGTTTACCAAGCATTTTTGAATCCGTTTAATTACCATCGTTGGCACAGTCCAATAAATGGGACCATTGAAAAAGCATATGTGAAAAGTGGTCTGTATTTTACACAAGTGAATGCGCTTGGAGAAGACCCAAATGATCAAGAACTGTCTGAGGCATATTTAACCAATGTGGAGACGAGAGCGCTTATTTATATCAAAGCGGATAACAAGAAAATTGGCACTATTTGTATTATGCCAGTGGGAATGGTTGAGATTTCTAGTTGTAATATTAATAAAAACATTAAGCCGGGACACAAGGTCAAAAAAGGCGACGAATTAGGCTTCTTCGCTTATGGAGGGTCAACCCATTGCTTAATTTTTGAGCCCAATGTCATTAAAAAATTCAATTATAAGAAGAATGACTTTATTCAGATGGGACAAATAATCGCTGAAATAAAGGAATAAATCAAATGAAAAAGGCTTTAAGCAAAAGCCTCTTATAATTTTAACTTAATTTAACAAAATATACACAAAATACACACAGTTTGACTCCACCTTTCTTAAAGGTGGAAATATACACACAGTTTGACTCCACCTTTCTTAAAGGTGGAAATATACACACAGTTTGGCGCAACCTTTTTTTACGAAGTTATAAAAGGTTGTTCTTAATCCAATATACTCAAATCCATATTAGACAAAAGCATCCCCACAACGTAACAATGTCCAAACGGAACACTCAAGTCATTAACCTTCTCTTTTAAAAGATCCTCACTAAACTTCAAACAAGTCACACTCTTATCTTCATTCCTAGGACCATCAAAGTCAAATATAGTTATATTTTCACCTTCATCCAACATCTTTTTCCAGAACTTAACCCTCTCTCTATCTTTAATCAAATCATAATACTCCTTACAATACACCTCCTTTCTACTACTAATATAATCCATATCTCCTTTCTCCTCATAACCCTCAAAACGAGCACAAAGTACCCTCTTTCCCTTACCCTTAGGATACCTTCTCTTAGGTTCCTTTTGAGCCTTCCACCAGTCTTTAACCACCTTCTCATCTAATCCCTCAAAGATCTTACCAGATTGCCATCTACTTTCAAAATTCCAATAACCCTTATATCCACCCTCAATGGGAGTCATAGGACTAAAATCCCTCCTATCTAAACTTAACTTGGCTTGAGCACTGGTCACATTTAAGTTAAGCGACTCCGGGTCCAACTTAACACCCCGAGCCCCTCTTAAGTTCATAGAAGCGATATAAACTTCACCTCTCTTCTTAACAACCTCTTCCTCATTCTTTATAACCTCTATAACCTCTTTCTTACTCTTTTTAACCTTCTTTAAGTCATTCTTTACAACCTTTAAGTCATTCTTATCAGAAGCACTCATCTTATCACTTAATCTTAATCTTAATCTTAATCTTAATCTTAAAATGTTTATAACAAATATATACTAAATAATTTATACTTTAAATCAAATGTCATTTTAGCAATTCAATTTTTTTCTCCTGCTTTATGATTGTAATATAAAAATATCTAATAAAACTATATATTTTGTAAAACATTATAATTCACTACAAATAAAATTTAGAATTAATAATGACGCAATTAATTAAATAATATTTGTATATATCAAAATATTACTTAATGAATAATAATAATAATAATAATAATAATAATAATAATAATAATAATAATAATAATAATAATAATAATAATAATAATAATAATAATAATAATAATAATAATAAAAAAAA